ACCCTAGTTATGTTGTATGAGTTTTCAACTAACCAAAAAGCAACAAGTAAAAGAAATATTAAAGTGCGGTAAAGATCCCTCGTACTTTTTAAAGACCTATGCCCGTATATCTCACCCATTACACGGGCTTATTTTATTTGATACGTATGACTTTCAAGATGATTTACTAACGAACTTTAATGACTATCGCTTTAACGTTATTTTAAAAGCCCGGCAGTTAGGCATTTCGACCATCACAGCTGGCTACATTGTCTGGATGATGCTGTTTCACCGGGATAAAGCTATTCTTGTGATGGCGACGAAGTTTGCGACAGCCGGAAACCTTGTCAAAAAAGTCAAGAGCATTATGAAAAATCTCCCAGACTGGCTAAGGATATCAACAATCGATATAGATAACCGCACTTCTTTCGAGCTTTCAAATGGTTCATCTATTAAAGCAGCCTCCACGTCTGGCGATGCCGGCCGCTCCGAATCACTTTCGTTGCTTGTGTTGGACGAGGCCGCCCACATCGAAAACTTAGAAGAACTTTGGACAGGCTTGTATCCCACACTATCAACTGGTGGGCGCTGTATCGCCTTGTCAACGCCAAACGGAGTGGGAAACTGGTTTCACAAAACATGCACTGACGCAGATGCAGGCGCCAACAATTTCAGTCTCACAACACTTCCATGGGATGTCCACCCAGAGAGAGACGAAGCGTGGTATAAAAAAGAAACCAAAAACATGTCGAAGCGTCAAATTGCGCAGGAGCTTCAATGTAATTTTAATACTTCTGGTGAAACAGTGATTGACCCCGATTGTATGGAGTGGCTATTAACGACCGTTAAGGAGCCCAAATACCGTACTGGGTTTGATCGCAACTTTTGGATCTGGGAAGAATATGATCCTACATGCAACTATCTACAGGTAGTTGACGTTGCCAGAGGCGACGGCGCCGATTTCTCGACCTTTCATCTGATCAAACTTGAGACTTTAGAAATTGTCGGAGAGTACCAAGGAAAGGTAACGCCCGATTTATATGCCAACATGCTTAATCAAGTTGGACGCGAATATGGCGATGCAATGATGGTGGTCGAGAATAATAGTATTGGCTACACAGTTTTAGATAAACTGACAGAATATGGATATCCTAATGTTTATTACTCTATTAAGTCAACTCACGAGTATATCGATCAGCATCAAGGAGAAATGCTCTCAAATGCCGTGGCCGGCTTTACCACTTCTATGAAAACTCGTCCCCTTATAGTTGCGAAATTAGAAGAGTTTATCAGAAATAAACTAATTAAGATATATTCTACGCGTATCGTTAACGAAATGAAGACTTTTATTTGGAGGAATGGCAAACCACAAGCTATGAAAGGATACAATGATGATTTAATAATGGCGTTAGCCATTGGGTGCTGGGTCCGTGATACTGCAATTCAAGGAAATGCTCGAGACTTAAACTATCAAAAAGCTTTTGTGGATTCCATTATTACGACAAAAACAACCTTCAATACTCGTATTAAAGGCCAGCAAGGCTACAAGGATGATAGCGTTTTTGATAAAATGTCGGAAGCAAAGCAATTATATAGTGAATATATGTGGATTATAAAGTGAGATAAAATATGGCACCACCAAGAAAAAACCCCAACAACCCTGAGACTAACCTATTCAAAGCTCTAACTAGGTTGTTTTCTGGCCCGATAATTAGCTATCGTTCGCAATCGGGCAGACGAATTAGAAGACAACATTTAGATAAGTTTTCTTCTAGATTTAAAACAGCCTCCGGTCAACAGTTTAAAAAGTCGCTTTATAATCCATTAGATGTTATTGCCGGCAATGCCATTGGGAATCAGCGGCGCGCCGAAAGATATATTGACTTTGACCAAATGGAATACATGCCCGAGCTTGCCTCATCGTTAGATATTTATGCAGATGAGATGACAACATACTCTGAGCTTCGGCCGATGTTGAACATCAAGTGTCCCAATGAAGAAATCAAAGCAGTCTTGGGGGTTTTATTTGATAACATTTTGAATCTACAACCCAACTTGTTTGGTTGGAGTCGCACGATGTGTAAATATGGCGACTTCTTTCTGTATCTTGACATAGATGATAAGTATGGAGTTAAGTCTGTTATTGCGCTTCCTCCACAAGAAGTTGAAAGACTCGAAGGCCAAGACAGCACAAACCCCAATTATATTCAATATCAATGGAATACCGCTGGAATGACTTTTGAGAACTGGCAAGTAGCTCACTTTAGAATTCTTGGTAACGATAAATATGCTCCTTATGGTACTTCTATTCTCGAACCCGCTCGACGCATTTGGCGTCAACTGACGATGATGGAAGATGCCATGATGGCTTATCGTGTTATTCGCTCCTCAGAACGTCGGGTCTTTAAGATTGATGTTGGCGCAATTCCTCCACAAGATGTGGAACAATATATGCAAAAAATTGTAACACAGCTTAAGCGACATTCTGTTGTTAACGCGGAGACTGGTCGTATTGACCTCCGCTATAATCCAATGAGTATCGAAGAAGACTATTTTATTCCAGTACGCGCCGGGTCTGCAACAGACATTGTTTCACTTGCTGGTGCTGAAAATATCTCCGCAATAGATGACATTAAGTATCTGCGCGATAAGATGTTCTCCGCACTCAAGATTCCTCAGTCTTATTTAACAATGGGCGAGGGAGCCGAGGAAGATAAGACCACGTTAGCTCAGAAAGATATCCGTTTCGCCAGAACCATTCAAAGGCTTCAGCGGGTCATCATCGCAGAGCTTACAAAAATTGCAATTATCCACCTTTACACTTTGGGTTTCCGCGGAGACGATCTACTTGGTTTCTCTCTCGTTCTAAACAACCCATCAAAAATTGCCGAGCTACAAGAGCTTGAACACTGGAAGACAAAGTTCGATACGGCTGCTGCCGCGACTGAAGGCTTTTTCTCGCGACGTTGGGTTGCAGAGCATGTCTTTAGTCTGTCGCATGAAGAATTCTTGCGCTGTCAGCGTGAGATGTATTATGACCGTAAGCACGATGCATCGCTACAAGCTGTTGCTGAAGCCGCAGCCGCGGCCGAAACAGCAGGTATGGGCGGCGGCCTCGGTGGGGATCTCGGCGGAGATCTCGGCGGAGGTCTTGGTGGTGAAGAGCCCGGAGGCCCAATGGAAATGCCAGCTGGTGAAGCCGGCGAAGAGGAAGCTGGAGGAGGTGAAGAATCTGCTCTCCTCGCTGCGCCTCCAGGCTCTCGTCCATCACCCTCACTTAAGCCTCCCGGCAATAGAGATAAAACGCCAGGGGAAAAAAGAGCAACAAAGCGCCACAAAGGTTCTCATGGCGGAAAGGTTTATCAGCCGGCAAAGCGTGACAAACGGCCAGCCGGCGCCCGCGAACGGTCATATCACCGCATGGCGGGCCCAGAAATGGGAACAGATAGGACTACAAATTTAGGCATGGCTGGACTTCGACAGCTTGCAAATGGGATTGTCACCGAAGAACAATCTATTTATAGTTTGAGAGAGCAAACAGAGGAAGACAAATTGTTTGAAATTAACAATTCTGTTCGTGCTTTAATCGAAGGTTTAGAGAAAAAGGAAACATCGGAGCAAAAGAATGAAAGCGAGACACAACAAAAAGCGAAATAGTGCCTTTGTCTACGAAGCTCTTATTAAAGAAGCTACCGTAGCTATTATGAAAAAGGACACTGCTAAAAAAGAGATGGCATCGCGCCTTATTAAAAAACACTTCAAAGCGGGCACTCTATTAAGAAAGGACTTGGATTGTTATCGGTCTCTATACGAGAACCAAAATTTAGATATACTGACGTCTGAGAAGATTATCAAAGAGGTAAAAGTACAGAAGAGACTTATCGACCCTAACGGCCTTTTTAAACAACAGAGTGAGCTTATTCGAGATGTGAATACTGAATTATCGCCAGCCGTGTTTAATAACTTTGTTCCAAATTATAAAGCATTGGCAACAATTGCACAAATCTTTTCTAATAAGATTTCACCCAAAGATCAAATTATGCTGGAAAACATGATTGTTGGAAACATGATTAAGGGCGCAGAAGAAGACAAGACACTACAAATAATCGATAACGTTGTATATAAAACCTTTGTAAACAAGTTTAATACAAAATATGAAAGCGAGCTTTTGCAAGAACAAAAAGAGCTTTTAACACGCTACATAGCATCTTTTATGGACAATGCACTTGAACTTAAGATATATTTAAATAATGAGATTGCTCGTCTAAAGGAGAACTTAGAGGGAGCGAAAAAAGTTGAAGAGATTAAAAGCGATCAAGTAATGCTTGATAAAACCAACGAAGTCATTGAGCGTTTGAACTCTTTCGCCAAAGAAACAGTTACAGAAGATGTTCTCATGACTGTGCTGCGCACTCAAGCGCTTGTGAGGGAGATATATAATAATGCCAGTAACGATTAAAATTGGTTCGGCGTCTGATGCTCCATCTGTTGCTTTAGAATTAAACATTCGTAAGAGCATGAATGGCGATCTTATGATTTTTGATCACGGTGATATTGATATTGTTTTATCGACATCAAACAACAAAGTGGTTGCCTTCCCAAAGGAAGTTGTCACTGACTTGGTATACGGAGCACAAAATAGACTCTTTACTTTTTTACGCAAAAAAGGCCTCGTAATACCAGAATCCGTCCAAGCCGGCGCATTTTATGGTTCCATCGAGGCAACTATGGAAAAACCCTACTCAGAGCAACTGAATACTTCAAAAATGACACTTATTAATATTTCTAATTTTATTGATGAAGAGCGTCCTTACTTCGAATCAACCGAGGCGATAGTTTCAATGGATGATGAAATTCTACTACACCCAGATAAGGCAGACTCTACTGAACTTGGAGAAGTGCCACAAGCGGCCCAGAAGGGTTCTATTCGCAAGGGGTGGATAAAAGATCCATATTCACTTAACTACATGTATACAATTTAGGAAATAGAATGGAGCTTTTAACTTTTATATTGGCGGCGTACGGTCTCACACAGATTATTGTTTATAGTAGCATTTTTAGTCCCCTGAGACCCAAGAAGGGCAGAATAAAAGGGCTTGTTACATGCCCTATGTGTGTAGGTTTTCATGTTGGATGGCTTTTGATGCTACTTTCGCCATTCACAGAACTATTTAATTTCGACGTTACAGTTGTAAATTTCTTTATTTTAGGGTGGTTATCATCGGGAACGTCATATTTATTAAACATGGTCTTCGGAGACGACGGCATACAACTAGGTTTAGGAGGTAACGATGGAACGAAACACTTGGATACTTAAGTGGATGCTTCAGCCAGTTAGAATGTGCAAGAAGGGTTGCATGGTCGCGCGGGTGACGCCCGCACCACTATAGGAATAAACAATGACAAAAGTACTTTTACGAGAATATTACGAACTATGCGAAGGCGGCGTCTGTCAAGATCTTCTAACTGAAGAAGAGAAACAGTTTGTCGCTGCCGGCGGCATGTTTCTGTCTGGCATCATGCAGAAGTCTGACACTGTCAATGGCAACGGACGCATTTACCCGCATTCAGTTCTCATGAAAGAAGTTGAGAACTATGGCAAGCTCGTAAAAGAGCGCAGAGCTTTGGGAGAACTTGATCACCCCGAAGACTCTGTCATTAATTTGAAGAATGCCTCTCATCTTGTTACTGACATTTGGTGGCAAGACAAGAGCGTGATGGGGAAAGTTAGAGTTCTCGACACTCCATCTGGGAAAGTTCTTCAAGAACTGGTAAAATCCGGCGTTAGCCTTGGTATTTCATCCCGAGGTATGGGTTCTGTTCGCGAAGATCAATCTCAAGGCGGAACTATCGTGGAAGAGGACTTCCAGTTGATCTGTTTTGATTTCGTTTCCGAGCCTTCAACTCCCGGCGCCTATATGATGAAAGAAGCGCGAGAGTTTGAAAATAAGGTATTTACCAAAGCAGATAGAATTAATCGCTTATTAAACGAGATACTGAGCGATGAGTAGGAACTGGTCCAGTTTTGAAAAAGACAGGCTCATAATGGAGTCTTGGCGCCGCCATTTAAACGATAAGAACGTTCTTACTGAAATAGAGCGAAAACAGTTACTGCAAGAAATTGGTGCTCTAAAAAACATTGCCGGCCTCATGCGCGGCGCCAAGAAAGTGCCCATCACCGGAGGTGCAGGCTGGGAAGCTGCCGTAGAGAAATTTGCCGGAGAGGATGAAAACGCTCGAAAGCTAGCTCAGCAAATAGGTTTAGATCAAGTCACCGATGAAAGAGATTTTATTAAGAAAGTGAAAGGAGTAATGGCGGCCGCATCTCAATCTGGAGATCCAGAAGTTGTTCAGGCGGCTCAAGAGTTACAAGCAAACGCAACTGCAGCCATGCAACAAGGTGGAGGTGGGGGCGACAATGTTTATGCGCAAGGTAAGATAAGTACTTTGCTGGCAAAAGCCAACTTCTTAACTCCCCAACAGAAACAAGCGCTTATTGCTAAGATAGATCAATTAGCGGATGATGAAGGAATCATGTTGGAGGCTGTGTCGTTGGCTGGGTCCAAGGGCGAAGGAGAAAGAAGTTTTAGTGCCGAGAGCACTCGCGAATTAGAAGACCTTATAGGGACCTTTAATTTAGATGATGCCGCCCGCAAACAACTATTAAAGGTGTTAAATTTCTGGGGGAGGTCGAACACGGTAAAATTTGAGCCGCCCGCTCCACGAGCCGCCGAGCCGGAACCAGAACCAGGCCCCGAACCAGAGCCTGAACCCGAAGAAGAAACTGCACCCGAGGAAGATGCAATAGAAGCTGGGGATGCGTTTGCGTACCTTGCAGGTGGTAAATCTACGGGCCCGGGCGCTCAGGCCGGCAGCGCATATAGAGGACAAGCACAATCAGTTGTACAAGTTGTAGATCCAGATCCTCCCCCCGGCAAGGTACATCCGGGCAATCTTATAGTCAAAAAGATCGACCCTAAGACATGCAAACCTAAAGGAACGCCATTCAGCGCTAAACCAGAGAAGTTAACTGAACCATATGATCAGTGTACACCAGGTGGCGACGCCCAAGAGGGCGCCCCAGAAGAACCCGCACCCGAAGAGGAAGCCGCACCCGAAGAAGAGCCTGCCACAGGGCCCCCAAATCCCGATGAAGTGAAAAGAGAAATCGAGGCCACCACTAATGCAGGTGAGTTTCTTACAGTATATCGGAATCTCGTAGAAAAGTATGGGGCTTATTATGACGCAAGAAAGGCCGAAAACCCCGCCTCCCCGAACAAGGAAGAATTAGCGTCTCAAGCACTCAACGCCGTTAACGCCGTCTGGAACCTACTCAAGCAGGATCCCCCGGCCGACGACGCCGACATCGCGGAAGAATTGACGAAAATCACATCTTTTAATGTTCCCGACAACTTTGTTCGTAATAAATTGCTTACGATGCTGCGCGCCCGGGCAGACGACGGTGGCGGCGCCAAAGAAGAAGAACCCGCACCCGAAGAAGAACCCGCACCCGAAGAGGAAGCCGCACCCGGGGAAGAGGAAGCAGCGCCAGAAGAAGAGCCCGGAGAAGAAGAGAAAGAAGAGACAAAATACAATCACGTTATACCGGCTGCAGCAATGCGCGCCCTAGCGAAAGACACAGGCTACAGAAGCCTCGCAAATAAATATCAAAGCAAATGGCCAGAAAACAATTTCGAGGCAGATCTATCAGAATTTATCAATACATTAGGTTCGATTAAACAATATGGAAAACGGCCGTCAGCTATAGAGCACGAACAAAAGCAAGAACCCGTTAGAGAAGCGCTGCAGATTGTACCAATAGTCAAAAAAATCGGCGTTGATAAAAAAGATAGAGGAACTGTAGCGAATCAGATAAAGTACGCCGCGGCCGCCAACAAAAAAGATAACGCCATATATAGAATATTACAAACCGCCGACAAGGAAATAGGAGGTTATGCATTCTTTAAAAAGCTTTGGGATTCTGTTTTAGGAAAGGGCAAACGCACCGCGGGGCCCCAGGCAGCACCAGGCCAGGGAATGCCATCGCCCGAGCAAAGAGAAGCCGGCCCAAGTAAGTTAGAAGAAGAAGAGCAACAGCTTCAAGAGCAAATTCATCGATGGAAACAGTTAGCAGGAATTATTAAAGGGTGATAAATGAAGAAGACAGATCTAAAACAGTTAATTAAACCATTGGTTAAAGAGTGTATTCACGAAGTCCTTTTAGAAGAAGGACTTCTTTCTAATGTGGTTTCTGAAGTAGCCAAAGGTTTACAAGGAAATCTTGTTGTTGAAGCACAACAGCCAATAAACGAAACAAGACAGATGAAGCAGAAAAGCGATAACTCGCGAGCTAAAATGAAAGAGCATCGACAAAATCTGATGAGCGCCATTGGAAAGGAAGCCTATGGGGGTGTTGATTTATTCGAGGGAACACAGCCACTACAACATAGTGAGCCGTCCCAAGGCCACCCAGACCTGGGTGACCCAAACGATGCAGGTGTTGATTTAAGCTCTGTTCTTGGAAATGCTGCTCAAATTTGGCAGTCAATAAAGTAGGTATAAAATGAAGAAAGGTGTAAATGCTTCTGTTAGCTTAAAACAATGCCGCGGCAATGTTGAACGAATGATTCGTCGCTTTA